TCCAGACTGGTATTCTCCTACCATAGTGTTCGATGACAAAGCAGTGTATTTCATCTCTGGATAGACGCCAGAGACTGATTCATAAACTGATGATTTATCGCCATTTATTGTTACGTGAAAAACGGAATCTTCCGTGCTGTCTTTTGTAAACCCGTAACGACCGCCATTCATTGCCCCGTACCCGTGCAGGTTTGTGACAATCCAGCATTCAGAATTGGCGCTGGTAGTTAAGAGTATTGAGAGTAGCGCCGCAATCCTGATCATACGAATTTTACCCTCGCTTCCACGACAACACCGATAATCTTGCAGTTCCCGTTGATAGGAGTCATAGGCCATGAAGGATTCAGGCCTTTCAGGTACTTCTGACCGCCATCTATAACCAGTTTCTTGAATGTTGCTTCGTTCGCGTCAGTCAGTTTGGCTACAACAAGGCTTCCATTCACTGGCTCGCGTCCAGTATCTACTAACACCATATGACCTTCAGGGATGCTTTGACCTACAGGTGAGGTCATGGAATCACCTTCAACCTTCAGCCAGAATCCATCGCCTAATAAGTTAACGTCACTGTCATACCATTCATCAATGTCCTTGATATCGTAGGGCTCACAAGCTTCACACCACGAACCAGCTCTAACCATGCTAATCAATGGATATTTCCCTTTGGGCTCAACGTGCCCAACAAATCTAACATTCGAATCAGAGGTGCCATTGAGCAGCCAGTCAACACTTACGCCAAGAGCTGACGCAAGTTCTGGTAAAAAGCGTGGTCGCTTAGTTTTACCGTTTTCGAGCTGCTCTATAGACTGCTGGGTAGTCCCCACCTTTTGAGCAAGTTCAGCCTGGTTAAGTCCAAGCTGAATTCTTTTGCTTTTTACCCTGGAAGAAATACTCATAAGCCACCTCTGTTATTTACCTCCAATCTTCACAAGAAAAACTGTATTTGACAAACAAGATACATTGTATGAAAATACAAGAAAGTTTGTTGATGGAGGCGATATGCAAACTCTTTCTGAACGCCTCAAGAAGAGGCGAATTGCGTTAAAAATGACGCAAACCGAACTGGCAACCAAAGCCGGTGTTAAACAGCAATCAATTCAACTGATTGAAGCTGGAGTAACCAAGCGACCGCGCTTCTTGTTTGAGATTGCTATGGCGCTTAACTGTGATCCGGTTTGGTTACAGTACGGAACTAAACGCGGTAAAGCCGCTTAAGACATTTCCGCTCTTACACATCCCAGCCCTGAAAAAGGGCATCAAATTAAACCACACCTATGGTGTATGCATTTATTTGCATACATTCAATCAATTGTTATCTAAGGAAATACTTACATATGGTTCGTGCAAACAAACGCAACGAGGCTCTACGAATCGAGAGTGCGTTGCTTAACAAAATCGCAATGCTTGGAACTGAGAAGACAGCGGAAGCTGTAGGAGTTGATAAGTCGCAGATCAGCAGGTGGAAGAGGGACTGGATTCCAAAGTTCTCAATGCTGCTTGCTGTTCTTGAATGGGGCGTCGTTGACGACGATATGGCTCGATTGGCACGACAAGTTGCTTCGATTCTCACCAATAAAAAACGCCCGGCGGCAACCGAGCGTTCTGAACAAATCCAGATGGAGTTCTGAGGTCATTACTGGATCAATCCACAGGAGTAATTATGACAAAACAACTCAGTCCTTACCAGGACAAAATTCACAAACACATACTACGTGATCGCTTCCTGTCCAGCTTCAAGCAGCCTGGTCGATTTCGGGCTGAGTTGGAAAAAGTGAAGCTGATGCAGAAGGAGAAAGGTCATGAGTAACATATCTAATCTAGCCGAAGCCAGAGAGGCCAGAAGGCTACAACAACCGCATCAAAGCAGCGGTAAGGGGTATGCCTTGCTGCACCGTAAAATTATGGATGTGCCGTTTTACAAGGACGCAGAAGCAGCGCATCTGTGGGTTCACTTAATCCTCAAAGCAAAGCATACGCCTGAGTATGTAATGACTGACGCAGGAGAAATTCTGGTAGGCAGAGGGAAGCTACTTGGCGGTAGAAACTCTCTGGCGTTTGAAACAGGACTCAAACCAGATCGCGTTCAGTACCTGCTTAGAAAGTTCAAAAAACTCGGCATGATTGACTGGGTTTCACACGGTAAATTCTCAGTTTTCTCGGTAGAGAAATATGACGATTATCAGTCAAGTTTTGTACCAGCAGATTACCAGCAAATTACCACCTCAAAGCCAGCAATACCAATGCCTGCAAGCAATACTGTACCAGCAGATTACCAGCAAATTACCACAGATAAAGAATATAATAATATTATCTCTAATACTGACGTATTAGAGAGTGCCACAGCAGACAAAAAGTCTGACAAGAAAAAACCTTCCGTCAGCTGTCAGGATGTTGTCGATGCTTACCACGAAATCCTTCCTGAAGCGCCAAGAATCCGCGCACTGAATGACAAGCGTAAAAACCAGATCCGAACGTTCTGGCGCAAAGCCGGAGTGATAACCCGCCAGCTTGACGGACATGGGTTCACGATGCAGGACTGGAGAAATTATTTGAGCTACGTAGGCGAAAATTGCCGATGGATGTTCGAAGAACGCCCAAACCATCAACGCGGAACCGTCTGGCACAAAAAGGGATTTGATTTCCTGCTTAACGACAATACCTACCTGAAAGTTCGTGAGGGTGAACACGATGACCGATAATTTTTATGCGCCGCCCCATAGCATCGAGGCAGAGCAGGCGGTGATTGGTGGATTGCTTCTGGATGATGACAGCAGTGAGCGCGTCCAGAAAGTTCTGGCGATGCTGAAGCCTGATTCATTTTACAGCCGACCACACAAAATCCTTTTCGAAGAGATAACCAGAATGCACCGGGAGCAAAAGCCAGTAGATGGCCTGACGCTTTTCGATGAACTGGAGCGTAAATCGTTAACGGCGTCTGTTGGCGGTTTTGCTTATATCGCTGAGATCGCAAAGAACACGCCAAGCGCAGCAAACATCGTTGCCTATGCAATGCAGGTTCGCGAAACCGCAATGGAACGCTACGCCATCAACCGCATGACTGAAGCGACGGAATTGCTCTATTCCCGCAACGGAATGACTGCAACGCAGAAGTACGAAGCTATTCAGGCGATTTTCACGCAACTGACAGACCATGCAAAAACCGGATCGCGTCGCGGACTTCGCTCATTTGGTGAGGTCATGGAAGACTGGGTTAGCGACCTTGAGAAGCGTTTTGACCCGTCAGGCGAACAACGAGGAATGAGCACAGGGATCCCATCGCTGGACAGGATGCTGTCACCGAAAGGTCTGGTGAAAGGCTCTTTGTTTGTCATTGGCGCTCGCCCTAAGATGGGGAAAACGACGCTATACAGCCAGATGGCAATCAACTGCGCAGTGCATGAGAAAAAGCCCGCTCTGATGTTCAGCCTTGAAATGCCAGGTGACCAGATACTGGAAAAACTGGTAGGGCAAAAGTCAGGTGTTAACCCCAATATTTTTTACCTTCCGGCGACAAATGACGCTGATGACGGCTATCAGGGTGATTACGATGGTGACTTCAACAGGGCGATCGAAACAGCCAATCGCTTGAGTGAAATCGACCTGCTTTACATCGACGACACGCCGGGATTATCTCTGGCTCAAATCGTCAGCGAAAGCCGTCGAATCAAGCGAGAAAAAGGATGTGTTGGCATGATTCTGGTCGATTACCTGACACTAATGACCGCTGAAAAGGCCGATCGCAACGACCTTGCTTACGGCATGATCACCAAAGGACTGAAGAACCTTGCCAAAGAGCTTGATTGCGTTGTTGTGCTTCTGACACAGCTTAACCGCGCACTGGAAAGCCGAACCAATAAACGCCCATTACCAAGTGACTCACGAGATACAGGGCAGATTGAACAGGATTGCGATTATTGGGTTGGGATCCATCGTGAAGGTGCTTTTGATGACAGCTTTCCTCCTGGTGAAACCGAACTAATCCTTCGCCTCAATCGTCATGGCAATACCGGCACGGTGTATTGCATTCAGGCAAATGGCGCTATTTATGACACAGACCAACAGTCTGCTGAAATGCGCCGCCGTGAACGCGAGGAACCGCAGTCCAAGAAGAAAGGAGGATTCTGATGAATAAAAAACAATTAGCCATTCTCGAAAAGGCATGGGATGCACAAATATCATGCGCTTTGAAAGAACAGGCACTACCAATAATCCAGACCAAATCGAAAATAGCCAGGCAGTTATGCGATGACGGATTCCTGAACGAAGTTGAGATTACGCACCAGATGGTAACGTTCAAAGGGTATGAGATAAATCATCATGGTATAGCGGCGTATTGCTCCCATCTTCCTGATGACGTTGACATTGATGAAATGGAAAGGGAGATGAAGCAATGATCATCTACATCACTGAGCTAATAACAGGCCTGCTGGTAATCGCAGGCCTTTTTATTTGGGGGAGAGGGAAGTCATGAAAAAACTAACCTTTGAAATTCGATCTCCAGCACATCAGCAAAACGCTATTCACGCAGTACAGCAAATCCTTCCAGACCCAACCAAACCAATCGTAGTAACCATTCAGGAACGCAACCGCAGCTTAGACCAAAACAGGAAGCTATGGGCCTGCTTAGGTGACGTCTCTCGTCAGGTTGAATGGCATGGTCGCTGGCTGGATGCAGAAAGCTGGAAGTGTGTGTTTACCGCAGCATTAAAGCAGCAGGATGTTGTTCCTAACCTTGCCGGGAATGGCTTTGTGGTAATAGGCCAGTCAACCAGCAGGATGCGTGTAGGCGAATTTGCGGAGCTATTAGAGCTTATACAGGCATTCGGTACAGAGCGTGGCGTTAAGTGGTCAGACGAAGCGAGACTGGCTCTGGAGTGGAAAGCGAGATGGGGAGATCGGGCTGCATGACTATCAAATCAAATACGCCAGCACACGACAAGGACTGCTGGCAAACGCCGCTTTGGCTTTTTGATGCACTGGATATTGAGTTTGGATTCTGGCTGGATTCGGCAGCGAGCGACAAAAATGCTCTGTGCGCTCACTGGCTGACTGAGGCCGACGACGCGCTCAATTCTGAGTGGGTAAGCCACGGTGCAATCTGGAATAACCCGCCGTACAGCAATATCAGGCCGTGGGTGGAAAAAGCCGCTGAGCAGTGCATACAACAGCGACAGACGGTAGTTATGCTTGTGCCAGAGGATATGTCTGTCGGATGGTTCAGCAAGGCTCTGGAGAGTATTGACGAAGTTCGCATCATTACTGATGGACGGATTAATTTTATCGAACCATCGACAGGGCTGGAGAAGAAGGGAAACAGCAAAGGTTCCATGCTGCTGATTTGGCGACCGTTCATCAGTCCTCGACGGATGTTTACTACCGTATCCAAAGCGGCATTGATGGCGATCGGGCAGGGCGTCAGGAGGGCGGCATGAGGCGACAGCGACGAAGTTTCACTGACATCATCTGCGAAAACTGCAAATACCTTCCAACGAAACGCTCCAGAAATAAACGCAAGCCAATCCCAAAAGAATCTGACGTAAAAACCTTCAATTACACTGCTCACCTGTGGGATATCCGGTGGCTAAGAAATCGTGCGAGGAATACAAGGTGATTGACCCAAATCGAAGTTACGAACAAGAAAGCGTCGAGCGAGCTTTAACGTGCGCTAACTGCGGTCAGAAGCTGCATGTGCTGGAAGTTCACGTGTGTGAGCACTGCTGCGCAGAACTGATGAGCGATCCGAATAGCTCAATGTACGAGGAAGAAGACGATGAATGAGTTAATGAATGGCAATGCCATCAAAATGACAAGCATTGAAATTGCTGAGTTGGTTGGTAAGCGTCATGACAATGTGAAACGTACCATCGAAACGCTGGCTAAAAATGGTGTTATCCGGCTTCCTCAAATTGAGGTTTCCGGAAGAATCAATAACTTAGGGTTCAATGTTCAGTACGAGCATTACGTCTTCGAAGGCGAACAAGGTAAGCGAGACAGTATTGTCGTTGTTGCCCAGTTGTCGCCGGAATTCACCGCTCGCCTTGTTGACCGTTGGCGAGAGCTTGAAGAATCTGCGGTTAATATCCCAAAAACGCTACCAGAAGCGTTGCGCCTTGCTGCTGACCTTGCTGAGCAGAAAATGCAACTGGAAAACCAGCTCGCAATTGCCGCACCTAAAGTTGAGTTTGCCGATCGCGTTGGCGAGGCCAGTGGAATTTTGATTGGAAACTATGCAAAGGTTGTTGGTATTGGTCCAAACAAACTGTTTGCGTGGATGCGCGATCACAAAATCCTTATTGCTTCAGGTTCCCGGCGCAATGTGCCAATGCAGGAATATATGGATCGCGGCTATTTCGCAGTGAAAGAAACAGCGGTCAACACAAATCACGGAATACAGATATCGTTCACCACAAAAATCACCGGGCGTGGTCAACAGTGGCTGACCAGAAAGCTGCTCGATAACGGAATGCTGAAAGTAACAGGGGAGGCTGCTTAATGGCTAATCTACGCAAAGAAGCACGCGGCAGAGAATGCCAGGTACGTATTTACGGCGTATGCAATGGTAATCCTGAAACTACAGTTCTGGCACATTACCGGATGGCTGGAATTTGCGGAACGGGAATGAAGCCTGACGACCTGATCGGCGCATGGGCTTGTAGTGACTGCCACGCGGAGATCGACCGACGCACCCATAACCTCGACAACAAAGACGCCAGACTTTACCACCTCGAAGGCGTGATCAGGACGCAGGCGATACTGCTGAAGGAGGGAAAGATTAAGCCATGAACGGTAAAAGATATCCAACACAAAAAGAAATCAATGAATTGTATGAATATAATAGCGAAACAGGTTTGTTTATATACAAGAGAAGAGAAAGTGTAAGAGAGTGCTGGAATTCAACATATGCCGGTAAGATTGCTGGTTCTATAGATGAAAAAGGATACGTTCGTATATCTGTAAATAAAAAAGTTTGTCGAGCTCATAGAATCGCATGGATATCCTTTTATGGAAGTGAACCTGATGGGGAAATTGACCACATAAATGGAATTAAAAGTGATAACAGAATATGCAATTTGCGCGTTGTAGATGATAAACAGAACTCAAGGAACAGAAAAAAGCCTATTAATAATCGCTCTGGAGTAATGGGTGTTGCCTACTATAAGAAGAATAAAAAGTGGGGCGCATATATAAACAGTGATAATAAAAAGATATTTCTTGGATTATACGATGACATATCTCTAGCCGTTAATGCCAGAAAATTGGCGGAATCACGATTGGGGTATCACCATAATCATGGGAGAGGATAAATGGCAGAATACAGATTCACACTTCCGTACCCACCGTCGCTGAACACCTACTGGCGAAGACGGGGAAGCCAATACTACATCAGCGATAAAGGCCAGAAATACCGAAAAGACGTTCAGCAAATCATCCGCCAACTTAAGTTAGACATTTTCACCAAATCACGACTCCGCATCAAAGTAATCGCAGACGTTCCGGACTCCCGCCGCCGCGACCTCGACAACATCCTGAAAGGTTTACTCGACTCCCTTATCCACGCCGGATTTGCGGAAGACGACGAGCAATTCGATGACATTCGCGTAATTCGTGGTGTGAAAGTACCAGGTGGAAGGCTTGGAATAAAAATCACCGAACTGGAGAACGCATGAACGCCACAATTCAAACGATACCAGAGCTTCTTATCCAGACACGAGGCAATCAGACCGAAGTGGCAAGGATGCTTTCCTGCGCAAGAGGAACAGTGCTCAAGTACAACCGAGACAGCAAAGGCGAGCGTCACGTAATAGTTAACGGCGTCCTGATGGTCAAACAGGGCAAGAGGGGAAGACGATGAGCATAAGAGAACTAAACCTCACCAAAGAGCAGCACGAGTGGCTGAATGGCTGGCTTGAACTGTGGGGCGCATGGGTTTATTCAGGTCGTCTGGAAAAGCGCATGAGCAGCGTAATAGCGAAGTTCATGGAGAGCGTAGAGCCGGGAAGAGTTATGACAAGGCCAATGTGCAATGATGATGATGGAATGTTGATTTCTCAGGTCGTCGATTCCGTCATGTACATTGACAAAAAAGCCTTTGGCATCCTCCTCAGCTACTACGCTCATGGTTCATCTAAGCGAGCAATTGCATCCTACTATCACGCGACTGCAAAGCCACGCAAGATGTGTGGACGTGGTGGCGAGGGATGGAGAAAACCTTCACTGGCAACCTGTAGAAACGAAATTGACGACATCCTGAAAGCGTCATTATTTGTTTTGTACCAACCAATGCAAAATGCTTTCAAAATGCGTAAACGTGTTGAGAAAGTTAAGCATGTTGCTGTTAAAAGCCTTGACATGCAATTAGCCATTTAGCCATAATTAGAAGGTAAGCTGCCGTTAGTGACTCTTAAGTTGCAACGGTGGCTTTTTTTGTTTGCACAACAGGTAAGAGCATTGCGCGCCTGACGAGTCCATGAGGGACGAAACGCATTAGCGTCGCGCGGAGTATCCCCAGCCGGGGAATAACTGGATACCAGGGGAGACAACCCTAAGCGCATTTACGAGTGTGTTTAGGGCGTGGGTCGGCAATGACTCCCTGTGCAGCCGACATCTGGCCGGCAACATACAGTGCTCTTTCCGTTGTGCTGAATTAAGCGAATGCCGGAAGCAGAACCGGATCAACAAATGCGTACAGGCGTCATCGCCGCCCAGCAACAGCACAACCCAAACTGAGCCGTAGCCACTGGCTATCCTGAATTCATCAGTGATAGTTATGCTGCGGCCTTCTACACATGACCTTCGTGAAAGCGGGCGGCAAGAGGTTGCGCTAACAACCTCCTGCCGTTTTGCCCGTGCATATCGGTCACGAACAAATCTGATTACTAAACACAGTAGCCTGGATTTGTTCTATCAGTAATCGACCTTATTCCTAATTAAATAGAGCAAATCCCCTTATTGGGGGTAAGACATGAAGATGCCAGAAAAACATGACCTGTTAGCCGCCATTCTCGCGGCAAAGGAACAAGGCATCGGGGCAATCCTTGCGTTTGCAATGGCGTACCTTCGCGGCAGATATAATGGCGGTGCGTTTACAAAAACAGTAATCGACGCAACGATGTGCGCCATTATCGCCTGGTTCATTCGTGACCTTCTCGACTTCGCCGGACTAAGTAGCAATCTCGCTTATATAACGAGCGTGTTCATCGGCTACATCGGTACTGACTCGATTGGTTCGCTTATCAAACGCTTCGCTGCTAAAAAAGCCGGAGTAGAAGATGGTGGAAATCAATAATCAACGTAAGGCGTTCCTCGATATGCTGGCGTGGTCAGAGGGGACAGATAACGGACGTCAGAAAACCAGGAATCATGGTTATGACGTCATTGTTGGCGGAGAGCTATTCACTGATTACTCCGATCACCCTCGCAAACTTGTCACGCTAAACCCAAAACTCAAATCAACAGCAGCCGGACGTTACCAGCTTCTTTCCCGTTGGTGGGATGCCTATCGTAAGCAGCTTGGCCTGAAAGACTTCTCTCCGAAAAGCCAGGACGCTGTGGCACTGCAACAGATTAAAGAGCGTGGCGCTTTGCCGATGATTGACCGCGGTGATATCCGTCAGGCAATCGACCGTTGCAGCAATATCTGGGCTTCGTTGCCGGGGGCTGGTTATGGCCAGTTCGAGCATAAGGTTGACAGTTTGATTGCAAAATTCAAAGAAGCAGGCGGAACGGTCAGAGAGATTGAGGTATGAGCAGAGTCACCGCGATTATCTCCGCTCTGGTTATCTGCATCATCGTCTGCCTGTCATGGGCTGTTAATCATTACCGTGATAACGCAATCGCCTACAAAGAGCAGCGCGATAACAAGGCCAGTGAACTGGAGAAGGCGAACGCCACCATCGCTGACATGCGGAAGCGTCAACGTGATGTAGCAGAACTCGACGCAAGATACACAAAGGAGCTTGCTGATGCTAACGCGACTATCGAAAGTCTCCGTGCTGATGTTTCTGCTGGGCGTAAGCGCCTGCAAGTCGCCGCCACCTGTGCAAAGTCAACGACCGGAGCCAGCAGCATGGGCGATGGAGAAAGCCCAGGACTTACAGCAGATGCTGAACTCAATTATTACCGTCTCCGAAGTGGAATCGACAAGATAACCGCGCAGGTTAACTACCTGCAGGAGTACATCAGGACTCAGTGCCTGAAATAATTTTTTTGCAAATCACAAAGTCCATTTAATGAGCCTCGCGATGCGGGGCTTTTTTATGTCCGCAGTAAACGCGCATCTCACGCGCATATTAACGAGAGCCTTTCAGTAAGCGAGCCTGAGAAATGCCGTTATAGGTGGCGACCTCTCTCGGGCGGCTTTTCTGTGAGACAGGCTCACTTTCTAAAAGGTAAAGACGCTATGAATCATCAATTGGCTAATCTCGATTTCCGGGACATGGTGGTTGTTTCTGGTGATCGCGTGATCACAACCTCCCGCAAGGTAGCAGCTTACTTCGACAAGCAGCATCACCACATCATTCAGAAAATCGAAAAGCTAGACTGTTCGGATGAATTTCTAACCAGCAACTTTTCGCGGGTTACCTATGAACACAAGGGTAATCAGTATGTTGAATATGAAATTTCCAAAGACGGCGCGATGTACATCATCATGTCGTTTACCGGCAAAAAAGCTGCCGCCATCAAAGAGGCGTTTATCAAAGCATTTAATTGGATGCGTGACAGGCTGATGGAGATGGCTCACTCATACCAAAGAGAGCACAACGAGTTAATGCTGGAGTTCATGAAGGAAAAGGATGTTGCCAGTATGTCAGGACGCTTGCTGAACCGCTGGGGCAGGATCAAAAAACCGCAACTCATAGCAAGAATCGAAAGGCTTGAGCAGCAGGCGCAAATATCGATCCCCGGACTGCCAAAGTGACCATTCCAAAGCCCATCTACTGGTGGGCTTGATAATGAAACCGTGATTTACATCCCTCACAATCCAGGTATGTAAAAGCTGGATCATGCGAGAACGGATTTAACTAAATCTGTGCGCCACCAGTTAACGGCAGTACCACGAAACAACCCAAGCCAGAAAGTGGGGAAATAACACTGGCAGCCACTGAAAGATGAACCTCCTGCCTTATGGCAAAAAAGATTCTTTGTGGTGGCGGACTGATGGAAAGACATCGGTTATTGCAGAGGCCATTCAATGAGTGGTCTCGACAATGGCTTATACCCTACACGGGATAACTTAACTGATATCCCTTTTAACGGATAAACGGAGCCAACAATGGCAGAGATTATTCCCATGACTGAAGAACAGAAATTCCAGTTAGAGATTTACAAGCTGGTCATGAACCAGAACACAGCCGCAGAAGAAGCATTTTCAATTCATTGGCACTGACGAACTGAAGCTTGAGCTATTCAAAATTCACTTCCAGTCAGGTGGCGCTAATTCAGATATCACGACCCGCGCAATCGAAGCGGTGCGTAAATCGAAGGAAGCGTTAGACCTGTTCACTACCGGAGCATAAACATGGCGCGCCCAACAAAGTATCAAGAGGCGTATGCCGAACAGGCACGCAAACTGTGCTTGCTGGGCTACACCGATGCAGAGCTTGCTGATTTCTTTGAAGTCAGTGAGTCAACTATTAACAAGTGGAAGCTTGATTATCCTAAGTTTTCGGAGTCCATAAAAAAGGGTAAGGCCGTCGCTGATGCAGAAGTTAGTGACCGTCTTTATCAACGCGCTATGGGCTTTGTGGCTCCAGACATCGATATTCGTGTTATTGAAAACAGAATTGTCGAAACTCCGCTTGAGAAGTATTACCCGCCTGATACAACCGCCGCCATCTTCTGGCTTAAGAACCGACAGAAGGATAAATGGCGCGACAAGGTTGATCACGAGCTAACAGGCAAAGACGGCGGCGCAATTCAGATTGAAACATCACCGATGAGCACTCTATTCGGAAAATGACCTCGATTAATCCTATCTTTGAACCGTTCATTGAGGCGCATCGCTACAAAGTTGCCAAAGGCGGTCGAGGTAGCGGTAAGTCATGGGCAATTGCGAGGCTGCTTGTTGAAGCGGCGCGTCGGCAGCCGGTGCGCATCCTCTGTGCTCGTGAACTGCAAAACAGTATCAGTGATTCGGTAATCCGGTTGCTTGAAGACACTATCGAGCGTGAAGGGTATTCGGCTGAGTTTGAAATTCAGCGTTCAATGATTCGTCATCTCGGAACGAATGCTGAATTCATGTTCTACGGCATCAAAAACAACCCTACGAAGATTAAATCGCTCGAAGGTATTGATATCTGCTGGGTGGAAGAAGCGGAGGCGGTAACGAAGGAATCGTGGGATATTCTGATACCAACCATTCGCAAGCCGTTTTCCGAAATATGGGTGAGCTTCAACCCGAAAAACATCCTCGACGATACCTATCAGCGATTCGTTGTAAATCCTCCCGATGATATTTGTCTGCTGACGGTGAACTACACCGACAACCCGCATTTTCCTGAAGTTCTCCGTCTGGAGATGGAAGAGTGTAAACGCAGAAATCCGACACTGTATCGTCACATCTGGCTTGGTGAGCCAGTAAGCGCAAGTGATATGGCAATCATCAAACGTGAATGGCTTGAAGCCGCAACCGATGCGCACAAGAAACTCGGATGGAAAGCGAAAGGCGCGGTTGTTTCTGCACATGACCCGTCAGATACAGGGCCAGATGCTAAAGGTTACGCATCGCGTCACGGTTCGGTGGTTAAGCGCATTGCCGAAGGTCTGCTGATGGACATCAACGATGGTGCTGACTGGGCTACTTCGCTGGCTATTAAAGACGGCGCTGATCATTACCTGTGGGATGGTGATGGTGTTGGTGCCGGGCTACGCAGACAGACAACGGAAGCGTTCTCCGGTAAGAAAATCACCGCCACGATGTTCAAGGGCAGCGAATCGCCATTCGATGAAGATGCGCCATATCAGGCCGGAGCATGGGCTGATGAAGTCGTACAGGGCGACAATGTTCGCACTATTGGCGATGTATTCCGCAATAAGCGAGCGCAATTCTATTACGCGCTGGCTGACAGGCTGTATCTGACATATCGGGCGGTTGTTCACGGTGAGTATGCAGACCCCGACGACATGCTGAGTTTCGATAAAGAAGCGATAGGCGAGAAGATGCTGGAGAAGCTGTTTGCAGAACTGACGCAGATTCAGCGCAAATTCAATAACAACGGGAAGCTGGAGCTAATGACTAAGGTCGAAATGAAGCAGAAGCTCGGTATTCCATCTCCTAACCTGGCTGATGCACTGATGATGTGTATGCATTGCCCGGAGTCGGCTGCGCAACCCGACTATTCCAGTTACTCAATTCCTTGTGGTGTAGGTTGATATGGCAGAAAAAAAGATGACTGACTGGCATCGCAAGGTGCTGTGCAACTTTGATAATGCCTGGTCAGCAACGCAGGATATGCGTGAGCAGATTATTGAAGCTCAACGTTTCGTCCGGGTGTCCGGCGCACAGTGGGAAGGCAGCACAAACGCTGGTTACTCATTTGATGAAGGCAGGTTTGAGCATTACCCGCGCTTTGAGCTGAATAAGATTGCCCGTGAATGTGATCGCATCATTGGCGAGTATCGACAGAATCGCATCAGCGTTAAATTCAGGCCGAAGGACGATAAGGCATCGGAAGCGTTAGCCGAAAAGATGAATGGTAAATTCCGCGCTGACTATCAGGAGACATCCGGTGGCGAAGCGTGTGATAACGCATTTGATGATGCTGTAACGGGCGGATTCGGTTGTTTCCGCATGTGTGCCGATTACGAAGATGAAATGGATCCGAGTAACGAGCAGCGACGCATCAGCCTTCTTCCTGTTTACGACCCAGCGACATGCGTCTTCTTCGATCAGGACAGCAAGCAATATGACCGCTCTGATGCTATGTGGGCTATGGAAATGTTCTCCATGACGCCTAAAGCGTTCGAGGCTGAATACCCTGATTCCATCGCAGCAAGCCTTTCTCGTGATGACACTGGCACTCAATATGACTGGTCAACGCCAGATGCCATCTATGTTGGGCGCTACTACGAAGTTCGCATAGAGAAGGTGAAGCTCACGGCGTGGCGCAACCCTGTTAGCGGAGAAACGGCAATCTATGATGAAGAGCAAATCAAAGATATTGTCGACGAGCTGACCGATGGTGCATTCGAACCGATTGGCGAGCGAACGGTGAAGAAGCGCCGCGTTTATTGCGGTCTTCTGTCTGGCGCTGAATGGCTGGAAGAACCGAAGCGTATTCCGGGTGAACATATTCCTCTCATCCCGGTATATGGGCGTCGCTCATTTGTTGATAATCAGGAGCGAATCGAAGGCCACGCTGCAAAAGCGATGGATGCACAGCGTCTTGAGAACCTGATGGTTTCCATGATTGCAGATAACGCTACTCAGGCTGGCGGTGATGGCATTCCTGTAGTTGATGTTGACATGATTCCTGGTCCTCTGGCCACTCATTGGGCGGAGCGCAACAAAAATCGCCCGGCGTTCCTGCCGATGGTCAGTCTGAAAAACAAAAACGGAGAGATTACTGCGCAGGCTCAGGTCAGCAGTTATACGCCTCCGACACAAATGCCTCCAGCTCTTGCCGGGCTATTGCAGTACACCGGAACGGCTATTCAGCAAATAACAGGTGCGTCGCAGCTTGAGAACATGCCGAGCAACGTCGCCACCGATACCGTTGATAGCATCTTTAACCGGATGGACACGCAGTCCTATATCTACATGGACAACATGGCTAAATCCATGCGTCGCGCTGGCGTCGTGTGGCTTTCTATGGCTCGTGAAGTCTATGGCAGCGATACGCCAATGCGCATCGTTAATGAGGACGGCAGCGATGACGTGGCGCTGATGACTGGTGAAGTGGTTGACCGTCAGACAGGGCAGGTTATCGCGCTTAACGACCTTTCGCAGGGCAACTATGAAGTGACTGTCGATGTCGGTCAGTCGTTCGCTACTCGCCGTGATGCAACTGTTAAGTCGTTACTTTCCATGCTGGCACTTATCCCACCGGGAACGCCGAAGCACGACCTTGTATCGTCGATGATTCTTGACAATATGGACGGCGAAGGGATGGACGACCTTAAAGAATACAACCGCAATCAGTTGCTTCTGTCTGGCGTTATCAAGCCGAGAACGCCTGAAGAACAGCAGATGGTTGAACAGGCGAAACAACAACAGGCCAGTCAGCCAGATCCGGCTATGGTTGCAGCGCAAGGTCAGCTTCTTGCTGGTCAGGCTGAATTGCAGAAAGCGCAGAACGAACAGGCAGCCATTCAGGTTAAAGCATTCCAGGCACAGACTGATGCTCAGGTTGCAGCGGCAAATGTTGTGAAAATACTCGCATCTGCCGATAGCCAGCAGAAATCTGATATCCGCGAGGCTCTGAAACTGCTCGGACAGTTCCAGCAACAGCAAGGAGACAATGCCCGTGCTGATGCAGAGCTTGTCCTGAAAAGTCAGGCACAGGGCCATGCGCAGCGCATGGACATCAGCAGCATCCTGCAAAAATCAACCCGGCAACAACCACAGCAGTAATTAACCCATAACGTGCAATGGCTGTCTTTATGAGGCCTGGCACCCTATTGCCTTCCGATGGGCTGAACATCGAGTAAACAGGGGTAACAAATGGACCAGATGGCAGAAAACACACCAGAAGTTGAAATCGAAACCGACGCGTCAGAGCAGATTCCTGATGATGTCGAACTGGCTGAAGAAGTCGAAACAGAAGATGGCAGTGAGTCCTCCGGCAATGATGCAGAGGAAGCTACTGAAACTGATGACGACGAATCAGAACAGGAATTCTACTTTGGTGACGAAAAGCTGGATTCGCCAACCAGCGAAGATGGCGCAGAGCATGGACTGGTAAAACACCTGCGCAAGACGATTAAAGAGAAAGACCGCGAGCTGAAAGAGCTGATGCGTCAGTCTCAGAAACCCGTCGAGCAGCAGCCGGTAATCACTCAACCACCGCGAATGCCAAAACTGGATGATGAGGACATCGGGTTCGATGAAGAAATCTACCAGCAACGCATGGCTAAGTGGGCAGAGGATAACGGCAAGTACCAGCAACAGGAGATGGCTCGCAAGCAGAAGGAGCAGGAGCTTCAGGCTTCCTATCAAGAGCGATTATCCAAATATCAGCAACGTGTTAAGGCTCTCAAAGTTCCTGGCTATCAGGAAGCTGAGCAGGCCGTACTCGAGGAAATCCCCATCGAGACACAAAACGCGATCCTGTTTGAGTCAGAGAAGCCGGAAATCGTTGTTCTGGCACTCGGTCGCAACGCTGAACTGCGCAAGCAACTGGCAGAAGCTACCAACCCCGTAGCAATTGGTCGTCTGCTGGAACGTATCGAATCGAAAGCCAGAATCATGCCAAAAGCAAAAACCACGGCAGCCACAACCCCGACAGTTAAGGGGAGCAACGGCGCAGTAATCAACAACCTCGACAAATTGAAAGCCAAGGCGCTGGAAACTGGTGACTGGACGCCGTATTTCGCCGCTAAAAAGGCAAAAAAATAACCTATCGGAGCATTAAGCATGGCTAACCAATTAGCAAAAGACCTTGAAATCATGTTCGAAAACTACGTTGAAGGCTTTGAGGCCGCCTGCGTAGTTTCCCGTAACGCTAAAAAATTCCGTCCCGGTGATACAGCAATGCAGCGAGCCGGTGATGTTCTGTATCGTCCGCAGCATTACCACATGAACATTGAGGAAGGCCTCGATCTCAGCAGCAAAACGCCAACAGCACTGGTTCAGCGCCTTGTTCCTTCTGTGTTCAAGGAGCCGAAAAACATTCTGTACACTCTGGATGCGCGTGAAATGCGTGACCCTGAGCATAAAACTGAAGCTGGTCGCGCCGCAGGTATGCGCCTTGCTGCACAGATTGACTCTGACCTGATTTCCATGGTCACGCAGCGTGCTACTAACGTGATCACGATGGCTGACTCAACCACAGGTACACAGGGCCGTGATTTGTGGAACTGTGCGGCAGGTATTGATGCCACCATGACGGCGATTGGTGTACCGCAGGGTATCAACCGTCGCTCTTTCTGGAACCCCTTCAACTACAAAGACCTTGCTGGCGAGCTTGGTCACCGTGCCTACGCTCAGGGCGCAACCATGACAGCATACGAAAAAGCGCAGATCCCTCCGGTTGCTTCCTTTGATAGCTACAAGACCGATATTTCTGGTCGATTACCGAAAGGAAGCGCTGAATCCTTGACAGTATCAGGCCAACCTGAACACACGGTTGAAGCGAAAGATTTAAATGGTATGCCAGTTGATAACCGACAGGGGACTATTACGGTATCTGCATCTGGCTTGCAGGTTGGTGATGCGTTCACCATTGCCGGTGTGAATTCCGTACACCAGATCACAAAAGATACCACCGGGCAACCGCAGGTATTCCGTGTTCTGGCTGTTAGCGGAACTACCGTAACAATCTCTCCAAAGATTCTCCCTGTTGAAAATGCCGATGTTGCGAGTCGTCCATATGCAAACGTCGATGCCAAGCCGGCAGCATCAGCAGCAATCACCATTCTCAACAAGAACGCAGCACCTGCTAACCTGTTCTGGGCTGATGGTTCTGTTGAGCTGATGTACGGCAAACTGGCGTTCCCGACTGGTCAGGGTCCACAGGTAATGACAGCAACCACCGAGCAGGGCGCTACGCTGATCATGTCTTACGCCTTCGACCACATCAAAGGCGTAACCACTGCGCGTTTCACCACTCTGTACGGTTGCTCTGTACTTGTTCCTGAATATACGGGCATCGTTATTGCCGGGCAGTAATTTTGGTGGGGCTTCGGCCCCATTTTTATTGGGAGAAGACAATGGCACGAACAATGCTCTATAAGCCTGGCAACATGATCACCTGTGGTCAGTTTGCTGTCGATTACATCATTGTTGATGACGAAGAAGTTAAATCTCACCTGAAAAAAGGTTGGGTAAAAACTCCTGAAGAAACCGCAACGAAGCAAAAAGTGGCTAAGGCGGAAGAAGATGGCGAAAACGAAGGGTGATCTCGTTCTAAAGGCTTTACGAAAAGCTGGGCTGTATTCCAATGCCACGTTGACAGATGCTGACCCTCAGGCAATTGAAGATGCCATTAATGACCTCGAAGACATGATGGCAGCATGGCAGGCTAAAGGTATCGAGCTTGGGTATCAGTTTGCTGATACAGAAAACGGCATCATGCCGTTACCGGACGATGATTCAGGTATCCCTGCATGGGCAAATGATGGCGTCGCTTTGAAACTCGCTGTGCAAGTGTGCATGGATAACGTCATTCAGCCGTCAGACGCTCTCCTTACCGCTGCTGACAGTGCATATCAGACAATCTGTATCGCTTTAACCAAAATACCACCACTTGAGCGGCGAAATGACATGCCTCGCGGTAGTGGTAACAAAAGCGCGTTTACGTGGAATCGGTTTTACATCGAGAAAGATGATCCGAGTACGTGAGGTGAATAAATGCCGATTCAGCAACTTCCGCTTATGAAAGGTGTCGGCAAAGACTTTCGAAACGCCGACTATATCGACTATCTGCCAGTGAATATGCTGGCAATTTTGATATAATAAGTACATGAAAAATCGAAACTTTAAGGAGTAGATATGCTTTCTGAGAATGCTAAAGATATACCTGGATTTGAAGGTGTTTATGCCGTAACAGAAGATGGCAGGGTGTATTCTCACTCACGTGTTGTTAAGGCTGCGCATGGCAGCACGCAACTCAGAAAGGGGCGCTGGTTAAAGCCTAAAATAAATCAGGGAAGGGTGCTTTATAATATCGGAGCAAAATGGACTTTTGCCCATCGAATCGTTGCAATGACATTCCTGCCAAATCCTGAAAACAAGCCTCAGGTAAATCATATTGATGGCAATCCACTCAATAATAACGTCAATAATCTTGAGTGGTGCACTCAAAGCGAAAACATCAAACATGCATACGCCACAGGATTAAAGAAACCAATCAAGTTTTTCGGAACCAGGCACCCAAAACACAAGTTGAGTGATGACGATGTTCTTGCAATCAAGTCATCAAAAGAAAGCTTGTCAGTAATTGCGGCTAAGTACGGGATATCTAAGACCTGGGCAAGTAGGCTAAAGCGTGATGCTAACTGGGTTCATATAAAGGTTGATTCCAATGGCAATACAACAACTACCACTAATGAAGGGATTAGGGAAAAGTGCGGTTAATGCTGATTATATAGACCAACTTCCAGTCAATCTTTTAGCTACGCCCAAGGAGGTGTTGAATTCATCGGGATATCTTCGCTCATTCCCGGGCATTGCCAAACGCTCTGATGTGAACGGTGTATCGCGCGGCGTCGAGTACAACATGGCGCAGAATGCTGTCTATCGTGTGTGTGGCGGCAAGCTCTACAAAGGCGAAAGCGAAGTCGGTGACGTCGCCGGAAGTGGTCGCGTATCAATGGCGCATGGTCGAACATCTCAGGCTGTAGGCGTTAATGGTCAACTGGTTGAGTATCGCTATGATGGCACGGTTAAAACCGTCTCAAACTGGCCTACAGACAGCGGATTCACGCAGTATGAGTTAGGTTCGGTTCGCGACATTACACGCTTACGTGGCCGTTATGCGTGGTCAAAAGACGGAACTGATTCATGGTTCATCACTGACCTTGAAGACGAATCGCATCCTGACCGTTACAGCGCACAATATCGTGCCGAGTCGCAGCCTGACGGCATCATCGGAATCGGAACATGGCGAGACTTCATCGTCTGCTTTGGTTCATCGACGATTGAATATTTTTCCCTGACTGGGGCAACCACCGTTGGTGCTGCTTTGTATGTCGCACAGCCATCACTGATGGTGCAGAAAGGCATCGCCGGGACTTACTGCAAAACGCCGTTTGCTGATTCCTATGCATTCATCAGCAATCCGGCAACGGGTGCGCCGTCTGTATACATCATCGGATCAGGTCAGGTATCACCAATCGCCAGCGCGAGCATTGAGAAAATCCTCCGCTCCTACACTGCTGATGAACTGGCTGATGGCGTGATGGAATCGTTGCGCTTTGATGCTCATGAGTTGCTGATTATCCACCTGCCGCGCCACGTCCTAGTGTATGACGCATCTTCAAGCGCCAATGGTCCGCAATGGTGCGTAATGAAAACTGGCTTGTATGACGATGTGTACCGCGCTATCGACTTCATTTACGAAGGCAATCAGATAACGTGCGGCGATAAGCTGGAATCCGTGACCGGGAAATTGCAGTTCGATATCAGCAGCCAGTACGACAAGCAGCAGGAACACCTGCTGTTTACTCCGTTGTTCAAAGCAGATAATGCCAGATGCTTTGATCTTGAGGTTGAATCGTCAACTGGAGTTGCGCAGTATGCTGACCGCCTTTTTCTCTCTGCAACCACTGACGGCATCAATTACGGGCGTGAGCAGATGATTGAGCAGAATGAACCGTTCGTTTACGACAAACGCGTTTTGTGGAAGCGAGTAGGGCGCATCAGGAAAAATGTCGGCTTCAAATTGCGCGTTATCACGAAGTCACCTGTCACTCTGTCTGGCTGCCAGATAAGGATTGAGTAATGGCGGATTCATCACTGAATAATCCTGTCGCGGTTCAGGCTACGCGCCTTGATGCTTCAATTTTGCCACGCAATATATTCAGCCAGTCTTACCTGCTGTATGTCATAAATCAGGGTGCTGATGTTGGCGCAATTGCCGGGAAGGCAAATCAGGCTGGTCAGGGCGCTTACGATGCTCAGGTAAAAAACGATGAACAGGACGTCGAACTGGCAGATCACGACGCAAGAATCACCGCAAACACAAAAGCGATAAATCTCCTTGAGGTCAGGTTAACAACCGCCGAAGGGAAGATAGTCGTACTGCGTAGCGATGTTGATTACTTGCTGGATGAGGTTATCGATATTCAGGCGCATCTGGTCACTGTTGACCAAAGACTGGATGGCGTAGAAAGCGATGTATCTGACATTAAGAGTGATTACGTATCGAAAACCGTAACCGAATCGCAGTCTCTTGCGTCACCGCTGGATGTAAAAACATCATATTCAGTTGATGGAATTCAGGTTGTTGGAGCAAGAAATACCGGATGGACTGCAGCCACAGGTACGCCACTTCTTGGCTCATTCAACGCTAACCAGTCATACACGGTCGGCACTACGTACACACAATCCGAAGTCGCAGCTCTCGCTACAGGTTTGCAGCAGGCGCGGCAGCGTATTCTGGCGCTTGAAACAGCACTTAGATTACATGGGCTGATTGACTGATGATTACATTCAAACCAACGCGAAACATCGATCTGATCGAAGCAGTCGGAAATCACCCTGACATTATCGCCGGGAGCAATAACGGTGATGGATACGACTACAAACCTGATTGCCGTTACTTTGAGGTGAACGTGCACGGGCAGTTCGGCGGCATTGTTTACTATCAGGAGATTCAGCCGCTGACATTCGATTGCCACGCCATGTACCTGCCAGAGGTTCGTGGGTTCAGCAAGGAAATCGGGCTGGCGTTCTGGCGATACATTCTGACTAACACCACCGTTCAGTGCGTCACATCGTTCGCCGCACGCAAATTCCGCCACGGGCAGATTTACTGCGCAATGATTGGCCTTAAGCGTGTAGGAACCATCAAGAAATACTTCAAAGGCGTGGATGACGTGACGTTTTACAGCGCCACACGCGAAGAACTAATCGACTTCCTGAATCACGGGAGATAGCTATGTTATATGCATTTAAGCTGGGCAGAAAACTGCGCGGCGAGGAACCTTATTGCCCTGAAAAAGGCGGGAAAGGTGGCAGCTCTGATAAAAGCGCAAAGTATGCAGCAGAAGCTCAGAAGTATGCCGCAGACCTGCAAAATCAGCAGTGGCAGACGATCATGAAAAACCTTGCTCCGTTCACGCCGCTTGCAGAGCAGTATGTTAACCAGCTTCAGAATCTTTCCAGTTTAGAAGGTCAGGGGCAGGCACTTAATCAGTATTACAACTCTCAGCAGTATAAAGACCTTGCAGGTCAGGCGCGTTACCAGAGTCTTGCTGCTGCGGAGGCGACGGGTGGACTTGGTTCGACAGCCACAAGCAATCAACTGGCTACGATCGCGCCGACACTCGGTCAGTCTTGGTTATCAAATCAGATGAGCAATTACAACAATCTGGCAAACGTTGGGCTTGGTGCGCTGCAAGGTCAGGCAAACGCCGGGCAGACGTACGCCAACAACATGAGCAGCATTGCACAGCAAAGCGCAGCACTTGCCGCTGCTAATGCCAATAAACCATCAAGTCTTCAGACTGCAATTAGCGGCGGCACGTCTGGTGCGATTGCCGGTGCAGGTCTTGCCAGCCTTTTGGGGACATCAACGCCTTGGGGCGCTGGCATTGGTGCTGGTATCGGATTGCTTGGCTCGTTGTTTTAAGGGGTAATCATGGCTACTTGGCAAGGATCAAATGGCGGATTGTTAGCTGGTATCGGCGGCGTCAACTCAAACGCTCCGAGCGTAAATGACATCGGCAATACGCTTCAGCTTATCAGGCAGAACAATGATATTGAGCGTTCAGGCGCTAACAATGTTGGGCTGACTGCTTTGCAAGGCCTTTCAGGTATTGCGGGTGTGTTTCAGCAGGAAAAGCAGGCTCAGCGGCAGAAAGAATTTCAGCAGGCATACGCTAATGCTTATGCGTCTGGTGATCGCGGTGCTTTGCGTCAGTTAGCTACTCAATATCCAGACCAGATTGAATCCGTTCGTAAAGGCATGGGATTCATTGATGAAGACCAGCGCAATTCCATCGGTACCTTAGCGGCTGGCGCTCGCCTTGCATCATCATCTCCAGAAGCAATGCAATCCTGGCTGCAAAACAACGCCAATGAGCTGGCGCGCGTCGGTGTTGATCCTAACAACGTTGCTCAGATGTATCAGCAGAATCCCTCAGGATTTGGTGAGTTTGTTGATCACCTTGGGATGGCTGCACTTGGTCCAGAACAATATTTTCAGGCGCAAGACAGAATCGTTGGGCGTGAGATTGATCGCGGAAAACTTGCAGAGACAATCCGCAGCAATCAGGCTGGAGAAGCACTTCAGGCGAGAGGGCAAAACCTTTCCTATCAGTCAGCAATGACTGGGCACAATATCGCAGCACAACGCTTGGCTCTGGATCAGCAAGAGTTCGGGTTTAAGATGCAGCAAGCGCAGGAAAAGGCTCAGCAGTTGATTAGCGAAGCACCTAAGCTGTCAGTAAACATGGAAAAAGGCATCGAGACGGCTGTAAACAATGCCACAGCATCATCAAACTCAGCCAATTCCATGAGTGCGCTTGCTCAACAGTTCAGAGCAGAAAAACCAACGACAGGTTTGTTCGGTAACGCACAGAACATGTTCGCAAAACTTACCGGAAGCGATACAACATTGCGTGATTTGCGCATTCGCCAAAATGCCCTTGTTAACAGTCAGGTTCTTAAATTCCTACCTCCCGGCCCAGCAACAGATAAAGACGTTGAGATCGTTCGACAGGGTGCTCCAACTGACATGGATAACCCTGAGACGGTCGCAAGATGGCTTGATGCAATGGCAAACCTTGAGCGACGAAACGCGCAGTTTAATGAGTTTAAAGCCGAGTGGATGAGCGCGAATGGCAACCCTGGACAATCGCGTAATGGCGGTAAGATATTGGGGTTGGATGTTAAAAAAGGTGAATCATTGGGGAGTGCCGTTAAGCGGTATATGTCAATGAATACTGACGCAGCGCCAGCACAAGATTCGACACCTTCAGGAGAACCACGGAATCAGGTTGGATCATATACCTCAAAATCAGGCATTCAATTTACGGTGGAATGATGAAAGTAACTGCAAACGGTAAGACATTTACCTTTCCTGATGGTACGAGCACCGAAGATATTGGCACCGCCATTGATGAGTATTTTGCTGGTCAGGCTGTTCAGCAACAAACAGTTAATCAGGCCAATAATGCACCAACACGGGAAGAACCATCATTGATGCAACAAGCTGGCGATTGGCTCACTGGCGGTCAAAGTGCAGGGCAAATTGCAGAACAGGCTGGTCGTGGTCTGGTAAACATACCATTTGACGTATTGCAGGGTGGCGCAAGTCTGATTAATGCAATCAGTCAGGGGCTTGGTGGGCCAAAAGTTTTGGATGATGTTTATCGTCCAGTAGACAAACCGACAGACCCATACGCACAAGCCGGTGAAACAATTGGTGGGTATTTAGTTCCAGGAGTTGGAACGGCAGGAAGCATGGCTATTGGATCGCTGGCAGAGGCCGCAAATCAGAAAGGCGATTTCGCACAAAATGCAGCTAAAAATGCCGGAGTTAACCTTGCCGCTCAGGGTGTTCTTTCCGCAGCAGCAAAGGGAATAGGGCGTGGAATAACGGCTATAAAAGGTGATATTGCGCCAGAAGTGGCGAAGAAAATTGCCACATCAGAATCGATGGGCGTGACACCAATGACATCTGATGTTATCCCGCCGAAAAATGCTTTCACTCGCGGCCTTACTCAGGATGCCGAGGGGGCTTTGCTCGGGACGGGCTCAAAGCGAGCAGAGCAATATGCAACGCGTAGTAAGCTGGTAAGCAATTATTTTGACCGTTTTGGTGAGTACAACCCTGATGATGTGGTGAAATCTCTGACCACCACGTTAAGGGGGCGGAAGGATGCTGCTGGCGCTGTTATCAATGACGTCACCAATAAAATGGGTAATGCCGCAGTTGATACTACAAATACCATGAATGCTCTGAATACAGCGATCGCAAGACAGGAACGGCTTGGGACTTCAGCCAATCAAAGCCTGCTTACATCCTTGCGTAACCTGCGTGAAGAATTAGCAAACCCTGCAACTGATTTGGATGTTACGTTTGATCTCTTGCGTCAGCACAGAACAGCATTTAGATCTAATGTTCAGGGAGATGCTATGGTCTTCCCCAACCAGGCAAAAGCAGCTACCAATATGGTAGAGAATGCAATGTCAAAAGACCTTCGTAACGCAGTTGCAAAAAACCTCGGTGCGTCAGACGCAGCAAAATACCTTAAAGCAAATTCCGATTATGCAAACGTTTATAATAAGGTGCTTAATAAAAACATTGCTAACAAGCTCAACAAGGCAAGCAGTGAAGCCAGTCCTGAACTTATAAATACTGTTGTATTAAGCAGAAAACCATCTGACGTGAAACGAATCTGGAGCGCATTGGATGATAAAGGGAAAGATGCTATGCGTGCAGCTTACGTCAGCAAAATAGCGGAAAAGGCCGGTGACTCTCCAGCCAAGTTCATCACTGAAGTTAATAAGCTGAAATCTCAGTCAGGTGGTGAAATTTACAACACTATTTTTTCTGGAAAGCACATGAAAGAGCTTGATTCTCTTCATGAAGTTCTACAGAAAACAGCAAGGTCAGACACCGCAAATGTAGTAACTCAGACGGGGCAATCGCAAGCCAACAGGATAAGGACGATTGGCGCAACTGCGACTCTTGGCGTATCAATGGGGCTTGAGGCTGGTTTCGGTGCAATGATGCGTTTGTATGAGTCCAAAGCAGCAAGGAATGCTCTCTTACGTCTGGCAAACACTAAAGCTGGAACGCCAGCCTATGAAAGAGCGTTGAGTAACGCTGCAAATGCCATCAGGCCGCTGCTTGCTACTGAGGCAACACAGCAGTAACGTATGGGGAATTGGATTCAATCGTTAACATTTTCTTTTTACTTTTCCAACAAAAGCTTTGGTTGAATCCATATTCCCATAACCAGAAATGGTTTTCGACATTAAAACTGTTCCATTAGGATGTATTACCCATGAGTCGATAACTCGTTGAGTTTCGCCATTCGCGCCGATTCCAATGATGGAGTTTTTAGACAATGCTTTGTAAGCCATGCCGCCCGCATCCGTCCCAGAATATGTGATACTGGCATCTTCACCGTTTGTCTTAATGATGAATGTTCCACTAAAACCATCTTCTTCCGGTTGAAAATTATTTCGTTCTGAATAGCTTATTCCGTGCATATCTCCAACGACCCAGCACTCTGCTGAGACAGAAAACGAGAAGACAAGGAAAGCCATTGCTATAATCAATTTCATTTTAAGCCCTTATTGTTATTGATTCTTTTTGCACGGAAATGTTTTTCCTACTGCTAGGGCGGTTAGTATAACTGCACTCTCATTTCTTGATTCTGGGTTTTTGTTTAGATATTTCTCAACGATATCGGTGTATTGATACATGTCAACGCCATCAGGAGGACATAGAGAACCAATTAGTATCAATGAGTCAGTTACTCCGCGCAAATATCCAGTAATGTAAAGCGATGAAAAATCATCACCCTTTTTACCTTGTTGAATGTTGTAAAGAAGGTCATTACCCGTTTGAAGCTCGCGCAGCTCAGCACTGGAAGAAGAGACAACTGCTAACAAGAACAGTGATAGAAATCTCATTTCAAATCCTTTTCATAAATCTTTTTAAGTGTCTCAAACACTATAGCCTTGAACTGCTCAGCCTGCTGATCAGCCAAGCGTTCAGCTTCGTCGCGATATCCTGTAATCGGTGATGGTTTTGATAGTGCATCCTGAACGATTTGTAATAACTCAGAGTTCATTGACCTTCCGTTAGCCTCGGCTCTTAATTTCAATTTTTCTCTTACTTCCAAAGGCATACGGAAGTTAAAGTGCGGATCATCTCTAGCCATGCCATCACTCCAAGTTAGTGTATTGACATGATAGAAGCACTCTACTATATTCTCAATAGGTCCACCGTGGACCTATATTGTGAGGTGAACATGAAAGGAATGAGCAAAATGCCACAGTTCAATTTGCGGTGGCCTAAAGAAGTATTGGATTTGGTACGCAAGGTGGCGGAAGAAAATGGTCGGTCTGTTAATTCTGAGATTTATCAGCGAGTAATGGAAAGCTTTAAGAAGGAAGGGCGCATTGGTGCGTAAAGTTGAAGCCCCAACTGCTGTAACAGTCAGGGCTTCGGCATCAACAAATCGGATTAGGAAATATTGACATGAAAAGTATAGCAAAGGCACAAAACGATTTCACCATCTTCAAATTCGGCGACAGTGAAATCCGCGTCATCAACAAGTGCGGTGAGCCGTGGTTTGTAGCTAAAGATGTTTGTGATGCTTTAGATTTGACTAACTCACGCAAGGCGCTTACTGCACTTGATGACGATGAAAAGGGAGTAACTTTAAGTTACACCCTTGGTGGTGAGCAGAATCTAAGCATTGTGAGCGAATCAGGTATGTATACATTGGTTCTGCGCTGCCGCGATGCAGTCAATAAAGGTTCAGTCCCGCACAAATTCCGCAAGTGGGTAACAGCAGAAGTTCTGCCTTCAATTCGCAAACATGGCGAGTATGTAAAAGGAAAGAAAACCACTGTTGAGGAAAGAACACCGCTACGCGATGCAGTAAACATGCTGGTAGGAAAGAAAGGACTTCGCTATGACGATGCATACAATATGGTTCATCAGCGTTTTGGTATTGACAGCATTGATGAACTTTCAATTGAACAAATCCCGCTGGCCGTAGAGTACATCCACAGGGTAGTGCTTGAAGGTGAGTTCATTGGCAAACAAGAGAAGAAAACCAACGAGCTTTCTGCAAAAGAAGCAAACAGCCTTGTATGGTTATGGGATTATGCCAACCGCTCACAGGCATTATTCCGCGAACTGTATCCGGCGCTAAAACAAATTCAATCGAACTATTCCGGCAGATGCTACGACTACGGTCATGAATTCTCGTATGTTATCGGAATGGCGAGAGACGTTTTAATAAACCACACACGAGATGTTGATATTAATGAGCCAGACGGACCAACGAATCTTTCCGCATGGATGAGACTTAAGAATAAAGAATTGCCTCCTTCAGTACATAACTACTGACAGATAACCAACGCAACGACCCAGCTTCGGCTGGGTTTTTTTATGCCCAAAATTCACCGTAGCTACGCTGCGGCGATTCCTTGTATCTGGAGCAAATTAAATGACAGACATTACAGCCAATGTGATCGTATCGATGCCTTCGCAACTCTTCACTATGGCTCGTTCTTTTAAAGCCGTAGCCAATGGTAAAATTTATATCGGTAAAATTGATACTGACCCTGTAAATCCTGAAAACCAGATTCAGGTTTATGTAGAGAACGAAGATGGATCTCACGTTCCTGTTTCGCAACCAATCATCATTAACGCTGCTGGATATCCGGTATATAACGGACAGATTGCCAAATTCGTTACTGTACAGGGCCATTCTATGGCTGTTTATGATGCGTACGGTGTGCAGCAGTTCTATTTTCCGAATGTGCTGAAGTATGACCCGGATCAGTTAAGACAAGAGTTAGCAACAGAGGGTAATGAAATACTTGTTGACGACTCCCGTATTGCAGTTAAAAGTGTTCATGTAAATTCAAAACTTAGAACACAGCACAATAAAAACGCAGAAATAATCACGCCAAATGATTTTATATCAAATTATGACATGATATCTGCAGCTATTAACTCTGGAGAGAGTGCCGCAGTATTTAATTCCAGGTATGCATTCACAATAACAGTTGGGGAATATGGTAATTTTAAATCTATTAGTGATGCTCTAAACTCAGCTGTTGCACTGCGTCCACTATGGAAAAATGGCATTGATTTTTGCATAATTAAAATTCTTTCCGGTTTTGTGCTCAATGAGCAAATAGAAATTTCAGCAGGATGTGACTTATCATGGATTAAAATAATATCAGAAGACTCAGTGGTTTTCTCTGATACCAGTTTGTTTACTAAAACTGTTAGGACGTATTACGAATACAAATATTTATTTTACATTTGCGATGCAGCAAAAAGTCCTGTATTTGCTATTCAGATTGAAGAAAATAGAGATGATAGCGATGTTTGTGCATTTATTGTAACTCAAAAAGCTGAACTTAATTTCTATCCGTATTCAGGTGCTCGAAAGTTCTACGTTGGAATTCATGGTAGCTTTGGTGCAAAAATTAGTGCATATCATACCGGATGTGCTCCTGATGAGGAAAGTGTTGCTGCATATATGCCAGAAGGGTATTACGTATGTGATTTTTCTTATAGCAGATACTCTTCCCTGCAACTGGTAAATAATGTCAAGGCATCAATGCCTGTAAGCAAGTTTGAACGGTGCACAGAGAGTACGGTTGCGTCAGTTAATTGTATTTATAATGTTAAAGCAGATTTTCAGGGGTCAAGTGCAAGCTATTGTTATATAGGATGGAATGTAAGAGATGGTTCAAATGTTAATATACGCGACCATAAAACTATACATTGCTCATATCGTGGATTAACCTGCATTCATACAGCATATGTTGATGCAAGACGACATGACGTTGAAGAAAGTGATGCAGAAACAAGTGGTAAAGTCCTTGAACCAAATATTGAAAAAGGTTTTTATGGATGTGCACTTGGTGTGCGTATTGATGGTGCGGGTTGTGTTGATGTTGCTGGTAATGATATGCGCAATTGTGGAACAGCCGTTAATGCAGACACTGGTGCTGTTATTTCAGGAAAGGCTGTAGATATCTCAGGGGCTGAGCTGGGATTTGATTGCCATGCAGGAGCATCTGTTAATTTTCCAAGGCTATGGGGTACAGATATAAAAAAATTAATGCACCTCCAAGATGGTGTAAGGTTTAACTCTAATATTTGTCATGTATTTGGTGCAAATCCCACAAAAGATATTAGATGGATTGATGTAGAGAGATCTGAAGCTTCTTTTATGAATGCAACGCTGGATGCAGATTCAGGATTTATTGCCGACTGTGGTAGTAGGATAACCATTGAAGGAAGTAAAGTTAAAAACCAAACAATAAGAAGTTTTTTTGGATCATATGTGGCTATAAATAATACTGTTGCTGACAGAACTTATTCAGATATAGCCGATGTTCCGCAGTTGACTATTAGTGGAGGATCTTTTATTTCTGCTACAGGATATTCTAATTCTGACTCCAGCCCTCTTAGGTTGAGCACAACACGAAATACACTTGGAGTTGGAGGAGCCATATTTTCAACCAACGGGGAAGTTTCATGATTAAGAGCATTGATGTCACTCCATTTCTTCACTCGCTTTGCGCTTTTGCGGCTCAGGTACTGGTTGGTATTTTTACCGGAAACTGGGCTTACGGTGCGATAGCCGGTTGTACGTTCTTCATTGAGCGTGAACACACCCAGGCAGAATATCGCTGGATAGAAAAGTTTGGGAAAGGGAAACGTGTCAACATGCCGTGGTGGGGAGGTTTTGATCCACGCGTGTGGGATGTGGGAAGTTTGTTGGATTTTTCTTTCCCAATTATCGGATGCTTATTGGTATGGATTCTTGCATCGTAGCGAACACATAATTACCGATGAGACAAAACTGAGACACACAAAGCTTTGCACTGGATTGCAAGGCTTTGTGCTATCTGAGATATAGCAATGTTGGTTGCTACACCTTTTCATCAAGCCAATCCGCCCACCACTGCATCATTTCTCTACGCTTATCGAGATACTGAGCATGGTTGTAAATTCAGCAAACGACGTAATGTGTTTGACAAAAAATTAGCGCAAGAAGACAAAAAGTCACCTTGCGCTAATGCTCTGATACAGGTCACTAATACCATCTAA